AACAACCGGGGCTTTACCATATCAGACCGACCACGACAACGTCGCCGAAGTCCACGCACCCGTCTCATACGTGATATCCTTAAGAGGTCTCACATACAATCCAGTCTCATCCAACTGAAAACCACTATACTCAACACCAACAGCCGGAACATTCAAATCAGTCACATTCGGCTTCACATACTCCGGGAACGTCAAAATCTGACTCTTCGACCACGCCTTCGCCTCCCATGCGGGGCCTCTCGTCGCCTTAACGGCCATACTGACAATATTACCGGACATCGAACACTCATACCAGACAGACCAATCCTTCGCCCATTGGCCCTGACCCAACCGAATATTAGTCAATGACAGCCACTCATCATTGATACGACGATACCGCTGGCCATCGGACGATGTAACGGCTTCAACCCCATTGACAGCCCAAACCGCGATCAACTGATTCCAATCATTCACCTCGATCGTGCCATCAACATGGATCTTCGGAGCCACATCAGACACGGTACCAGCCGTAACCCTAGCGATGACCAGACCATTGATCTGCGCGTTGGGAATACTGGCATCCCACGACTGCAACCACGCGCCCGGAGTCTCACCATGAGACAGACTCGGATCATAAGCGGCGACCACAATCTTATAATCACCCGTCGAATCAGCCACGTTCACCGTCATAGGCTCCGTTACCGCATAAGTGTACGAGCCGGTCTCATTCCACGGTCTCACGGTACCGCAATGAGGCTTAACGGTGACAGTCAACCCGTCAATCGTCACCAACGGGCTAGGACTGCCATACCGGACACCCTGAACGCCACCGAAAGCAGAACCATCGGACGGGACCAAGAACGGATTGACAACACGCCGATAATCATCAGCCGTATAAGTCGGAAGCCCGTTCAAAGCAGTCAAAGGATGCAATACGATATCCGTCATAAATCATTCCTCACAATCAATTCTTCGACGTGGACACACCCATTTTACCCACCACGGAAGATAGTCGGGAAACCTCCGCCCTAAGCTCGTCCACCCCATCCATAGCCTCCTGAACCAAACGCAAAGCAGCCACACTCAACCTCGGATAGTCAACGCCGACCGGATTCCCCTCATCATCGTATTCGCAGAAGAAGCCAAGCCCGGCATCATCCAAATCTTCAGCCAGAAACCCGACAACCGGCTGAGCGTCATCAAGCTTCAGGTTCAGATCATCATTCAGGAAATACACCTTCCACCCCAACCGACGGAGAGCGCCAACGGGAATGAACCCATCAGCATCAGTGACACCCGACACCGAAGACGCCGACGAACAATCAACCCCCAACACGCCATCATGAAGACAATAAACCGGCTTCCTATAAGTCGACGAAAGCGGATTATCATACATGTTACGAACACCGGTACCACCATGAGCAGACACCACCACCGCATTTGCCTCGCCAACATCAGCCTGATTCTGCTTAGTGGCCAACGATTCAAAATCCTTCTCGACATCAGAAACACGTTCACCCAATCGACTGACACTCTTACCGACACTAGCCAGCAGTTCCCGCAACTGACGGTGAACCTCCGCGAACTGACGGGCGGTAGCATCCACCCCATCGAGAGAAAACCTGAACTTACTTTGCATCAGAACCTCCTACTGCAATACAGGCGTAATAGTCCACACGCCACTAAAATCAATGTCATATCCGACGACACGAGCCTCACCATGATCAAACCCATCGAAACGACCATCATCATCGGAGACGGTCCACGCGACCACATCCCCGGGCCTCCACTCCTCGTAAACGATCGGAGCGGCCAACAGGCTCAACGTCATGCTTATAGTATTCGTACCATCCCGCAATTGCCGCAACGAAGCCGAAGCGTGAGCATTCAAAGTCTCTTTCTGCGTAATGCTCAACGACGGATGAACAACATGCTCCACAACAGGACGATAAGACTGTTCGGCCACCATCGTATCGGAACGCAACAGGGTTTCGCCGGTCGTATCCCCGACCGCCACGACCATGTTCGCACCATAGCCAGCCGTATAATCCTCCAATACCCTGAAAGACGTCATCACGCTCTCCTCAAACGTCGTGACCGGCGTAACGGAACCTATCCTATCCGCAACCGTCAAAACCGGCAGGTACCCGCCATCAACGGCCCTCCATGACGTACACCATTCCGGGCCATTCTGCACGTTCGACAACTCCTGAAGAACACTCAACAACGTCTTATCGGAAGACTCCTTATACGTCCTATCACGCTTAACGGAGCTATGTTTCGTCTCCACGTCGAACACGAACCGGTGATCCTTAAACGTAGACTTCACGAGATCATCCACGATCCGAGTCTGCCCCCAAGCGGAATAGGAATGATCCCCCACATACACGCTATCGAAATAATGCTCAACGGTCGCCACCGTGAGCGTCAACCCATCGCCCTGCAACGTCCGTTCACGTTTAACGACAATACCACCCCATAACACCGTCGAACCACGAACCAAAAGAATCGCCACTCCATACGGGATCGTAGCCTCATTCCAATTGGACGGAACATTCGCCCACGGAAGCGTCATCGTCTCACTCGTCGCCTCCTCAAACCGATACGAAAGCTTGGAAACCTGCAAGTCCGGAAACTCAGCCAATACGATCCCACTGGTCAAAGACACGGCAAGAAACTGAAAACCTGCAGTATCCCACATGACGCGACCACGACCGAAAATAGAAACCCCATTCAAAACATTAGTCGAACCCATGGCATTCCTCCTTCACAGGTAAGCCGGGTAGAACGAAACCGTCATCCGAGCCGTATTTGAATACTCACCAGCATTGAAACCCCAAACATTCAACCCGGGTTCCGCCTGACTCCACTCACGACGAACGACACGACCACGGGCCGGATCCGTACCATCAACCAGAATCTCATGCGTCACACCATTGATGGTCACATAATGGGCACTACCAAGGCTCATATTAAAAGCAATGGTATGCCCACTCCCCACATGCGATACCTGCGGGTTGACGACAGGACCGTCAATACGGATCATCATCGGGCTGGGAGCTGTACCATCATTCGACAGGGACACCTTGCCGGATATGACAGTCTCGCTCCACACCCATTGAGACAACGATTCGGTGGGATCCTCGAACCTGTAAGGGAAGGTCATACCCCCCGACGCGTTCGGTAGGAAGGAAGTACCGGACACGGGATCCAACCCATGCAGGTACGGGCTCAAAGACGTCAACCCAAGACTGAAACGGAGAATATTCACCCCATCCCATTTGATCAACGGTGCTGGCCCAGACTGCCATACCCGTACCTGACGGCCAATCTTCCCCAATCGTGCGATCAGCAGCATTCCACCAGTATCCAAAACGCTCTTAAACGCATTCCACGAAGTAATGCATGATTCCGTACAGCGGCCGATGATATGACCTTCGATCGTAATGGTCCGGCCTTGCAAGCGTGGTAGGTTACCATACCAGCCATCAGTCATGGTCTTTTCGCTCGTTTTCAACGTGGACGCGACACCGTCGAACAAGCCGGACACGTCCTGAAACGTCACATGCCATTCGCACCCGTTATCATCTACCCCATACAAGGGAAAACCATTCAACGTCAATTGAAGATCGCGAGGATCAGTAGGAAACATGCTCATAAAACCATCATACCCTTATCACACGTAGCAGAAATTAATCATTCGTACCGTTTCACGAGCCGCCATCGTCGGATCGGAAGCATTAACGGTAATCGGAGCCGACACTCGAGGACCACTGTTCGTGTCCGCTAAAACCGGAGACGAGACAGGAAGACCTGCCGGGCTGTTCAACAGACTGTTCGGCATGATGTCAGCGACCATGTGTTGGACCGGGTTCACAGCCAAACTCATGTTCGCTTCAACGCCCTTGCCTAAACCGGCCGGGATCATCTTGCCTATCTCGTCACGGAACACGCGAGACGGGGAATGAATACCCAACGCGGACTTAGCGGCGTTCACGACATTGGCGGCCGCGTTCTTAGCTGCCGACACTGCGCTGCTGATAGCGTTCTTAATACCGTTGACCAGACCCATGATGATGTTCTTACCGGCATCCAACAACCAGTTACCGGCCCCGTTGAACGCGCCCTTGATCTTACCGCCGATACCCCGTACGGTGTTCATGACACTGTTGACACCATTCGACACGGCACTGGTGATACCATTCCACGCACTTGACACCAGTCCCTTGACCGAATTCCAAACACCAGTCCAATAAGCGGCGATGGAGCCCATGACCGAACTGATCACGCCTGAAACAGCGTTGATAGCGGCTGACACGTTGGCTTTAATACCATTCCATACGGTTGTGATGACATTGCCGATACCATTCCACACGCCATCCCAATCACCCTGCACCGCCGCCAGTACGGTAGTGATAATCGCGTTGATGACATTCATCACCGAACTGATGACCGTCTGAATATACGGGAACACCGCATCGATGGCACCCTGAATGGTTGACGCGACCGTCGTAAACGCGGCCTGAACAGTCGGCAACGCCGCCTGTACCACCGCAGCCAGATTATTGATGACCGGCGTGACAGTGGTCATGACCGTCGTCCCAACCTCCGTGAGTTTCGCGACCAGTGACCCCAACACCGGGGTGAAAGTTTGGAACGCAGCACCCAACACAGGCATGATCGCACTGCCGAGATTCTGACAGGCTTGCATGAACTGTTGCAAAACAGGCAACAATTGGCTGGACACGATCTGGGCTACCGGAGCGAAAGAAGACTGGAACACGCTACCGATCTGCTGTAAAACCGGACCAGCCGACGATACGAGACCCTTGAACATTCCGGGCAGACTGCCGATACCATCAGCGAGTACGCTCATTCCCTCCGTCAACGGGCCTTTGAACGAGTCCAATATTTGTACGCCCACATTCACGACGGACGCTTCCAAATTACCCATGGCACCCTCGATGGTTTGAGTGCTCGTGGCCGCTTCCTTCGCAGCATCGGTCATACCCAAATCCATGACGGCCTTATTGAATTCCTCGGCCGATATCTTACCCTTGGCCATCGCATCACGAAAATCACCCGTGTATGCGCCGTTCTTCTTCATGGCTTCCTGAAGTTTGCCGGATGCGCCCGGGATAGCATCACTTAACTGGTTCCAGTTTTCGGTCGTGAGCTTGCCGGCACCAGCCGTCTGAGTGAGTACCATGCCAACTGATCGGAACGTGTCCGCGTTACCGCCGGCTACCGCGTTCAGGTTACCCGCGGCTTCAGCTAAGTCGGCGTATCCGTCCACGCCGTTCGCTGCCAGTTGGGCTGTCGTGTTGCGAATGTCGGACAGGTCGTATACTGTCTGGTCGGCGTATTTTTGCGTGCTTGCGGTAAGTTTGTCGATGGTGCTTGTGTCCAAGCCAGCGAAAGACAATGTGCTAGCGAACTTCTGAGCACTGTCGGAGGCTTCGATGATACCACCGCTAAGATTCGAGATAGCGTCCACGGCCATATTAACGCCAGTGGAAACCAAACCACCCATCGCTCCCGCGATAGCAGCGAATTTACCGGCACCCCCGGAAGCCTTGGTGGACGACTTATCAATCTGGTCCATGCCTTCGCCGGCTTGGCGAGCGGATTGTTCTATCTGTCGGCTACCGGATTGAATGGTTTTAACACCGGCTTCCCAATCACTGGTGTTAATTTCAGCGTCGAGTATGAGCGTGGAGTCAGCCATTTTATCGATCCTTTCCGAGTTCGTTTATGATGCGGCTGATTTTCTGGTCTCCATGTTTGGTGAATGCGGCTGTCAAGCATTCGAAGGTCAACCGGTATTGTTCGGCTAAACGGATTTGATGCAAGTGTTGGCCTTCTTTGATCAGGTCGAGCATTAGGCTTGGTGTTAGCTTGTTTTCCAATGCGTCATGGATAGCTTCCCACCCGTATAGGTTGCCGAGTTCGGCAAGGATGCGAATACTGGGTGAAGCATGTTGGCGTGTTTCCTGTTGTTTGAATGCTTGCATCCGCTGTTTTTCAGCGGGGGTGAGAAGACTATCCCATGAACGCATGTTATATGTCAGCCTTTGATGTCGAGGGTGAGGTTTTCAGCCATAAGCTTGCAGAGCGCGGTCATTGCCTGCAGGTAGGCGAGGTCGCTACGCTGTCTGGTCTGTTTAGCCCATTCTCGGAAAGCATCGTCAGGACTCATGAGTGATTCGACGAGGGGGAAGATGATTTCTTCCGCGACGGTGAGCGTGTCCTTGGTCATTCGGCCGGTAGCGAGCTTGTCGAGTGCTTCGGCATTGTCGAGGATGGTGAGTATGTCTTTCGACCCGAGTGGACGCATGGTGTAGGTGATGCCGTCGATTTTGACGGTGAGCTCGCGGAAAGCCTTGCGAGTATCGATGTTCAGGATTGGCGTGGTCATTTCTGCTCCTTTGAATATGGTATTATGGGTATTGGCTCCTTTATTTGCCATTGTGTTGACTGGAAGGCCCGTCATCGTATTGGAACGGTGACGGGCTTTCTTAGTTGGTTCAGGCTGTCACGTTAACGTTGACGACGGTCTGCACGCTTCCGCTCTTGAAGGTGATGGTGCCGGTACCTTCCTGTTTCAGGGTTACTGTCCATGTGCCATCACCATTGTCGGAGGCTTCAGCCAATTCTGGTCCGGTGATGGTGGCGGTAATGTCACCGGTGGAACCGTTCGGCATGGTGGTCACGTTGATTTTCATCGTGTCGTTGACTTTGCCGGTGATGGTGGATGGGGTGGCGGTTAGTTCAGTGATTGAACTTTCTGCTGTTTTGATCGTTCCGGTGGTCTCATCATAGTAGGATGGCGTGTCGAGGCTGAGTTCGCCCATGACTACTGCGCCTTCGGAGCTGGCGGTCATGGTGCCGGTGAGGGTTACGACGAAGGGGTCGCTGAGACTGATGTTGAATTCGCCTCCGGCGCTGATGAGGGCTTGTGGGATGCGGAAGTCTTGTGCGCTGGAGTGTCCGTCGCAGACGTTGTGGATGATGATGTCGCGTGGCGTGTTGCTGACGCATTCGTTGCCGCCGAATCGGACTTGGCCGGTTTCACTCATGTTTCCGCTGATGACGCGTTTGAATGAGGCGTTGTGGTAGAGTTCCGGGAACAGCATGCCGAGGAAGCGTACGCTTGGGCAGATGATGTTGAGTTCGAAGCTCATTTCGTCGTAGCTGCCGTTTGGTACTTTGATGGTGCCTGACTGGCTGGCAATTTCGGTGGTGCTTGGGGTGAGGGTGATGGTGCCGACTTCGTCTTGGATGTAGTCAGGTGGGATGATCATGTCGTCGATGTAGACGGTTTTTTTGCCGATGATTGGGTAGGATGCCATTTTTGTTCCTTTCGGTTGGCGTGTTTGTTTTTGGTGTGTTGTGCCGTTTTTATTTTACAGTGTCGTTGGGTTGAGTTTGTAGTCGATTTGGAACCGGATGCTTTTTACCCAGTGGCCTTCGTGGTCGATGGCGTCTAGGTCGATGGCGGTGGCTGGGTGGGTGCGGATGCTTTCGTAGGTGATGTTGGTGATTGGTTGGCAGGTGAGTTGGCAGTAGTGGGGGAGTGTGTTGTTGATGAGGTTGAGGAGTCGGAGCATGAGTCGTCCTTGGGTGAGGACGTCGTTGTGGCGGCTGCTGATGGTGATTTGGTCGGTGTAGAGGTCGCCGTTGATGTCGACGGTGTTGGCGTTGACCCAGATGCCTTCTTGGTTGGTGATGGTGCCGGTGTCGAGGATGGGGCTGGTGCCGAAGAAGAGGTTTTGGCCGTAGGTGCCGTAGCCTTCGTTTTGGAGGGTCATGCATATTGCGAGGTCTATCATGGGGGTCCTTAGAGGTTGAAGTAGGTTTTGATTTTGTTGTTTGCTGTGGTGGCGGCGCGTTCCAAGTATCTGGTGGTGTTGGGGTGGAGCCGGTTGGTGTGTTCGCGGAGGCGGGCGTAGGGGATGCGACTATTGCCGAAGGTGATTCGCCAGTGGAGTGTGCCGGCTTGTTGGAAGCGGCCGCTGTTGCGTAGGGCTCCGGTTTGGACTGGCGCGTTTTGGCGGGCTAGGCGGAGGATGTCGGTCATCATTCGGACTCCGCCTTTGTTGAGTTGTTGGGTGGAGAGTTTGCGGGTCCATGATGGGTTGGTTTTGAGTTGGTAGCTCATAGGCTAGTCCTTGCGTAGGGGTTACCGGTGAGGGTGATGAATTGGGTTTTACCGGTGTCCATGTCGTCTCCGCGGCTGGCTTTGGTGATTTGGTAGGTGCGTCCGTTGTTGAGTTGGAGTATGAGGTCTGGCCATGCTTCCATATCTGTTTTGAGGTCGTCGGGGAGGTTGTCGGGTTGGATGTGGAAGCGGCGACTGGTGATACGGCTACCGTATTCGGCGGGTTGGTCGCTTTCGGTGGAGTGTTTGATGATTGTTTTCACGTTGGCGAGTTTGATGTTGTCGAGGCCTGGTGCCGTGTATTTCCAGATGGTGGCTGTTTGGGTTTGGTTGGGGAATAGGACGAATGGGTTACATTGCGGTGCCATATGTGTAGTCGCCTCCTAGGTAGTCTTGCGTATTGAGCCACCATGGCTGGTTGTGGTGGGGTTTTGGCATGCTGAGGATGCCGCCGGTGTTTGTCGCGGGGCAGAGCCTCCACTGGTCAAGCAGCGCGAGGTAGGGGGCGAGGGCGTGTTCGAGTGTGGTTTGCGTGCTGGTGGCGTAGGAGACGCTTACGTCTTCGATCTTTTTCGAGGTGATGCTGTCTGATCGGTCCATCATTGACTGGTCGGCTTGGATAATGGCCGTGAGGATGCTTGTGAATGGTGCGGGGAGTTTTGCGAATCCGTGCGTACCGGTGATGGTGACGGCCATGTCCGGCAGGTATGGTGTGGTGAGCGTCAATGTTTTGGCGTATTTGGTTTCGGGGTCCAGCCCGTCTGACTTGGTGTATTCGATGGTGTATTCGAGGCTGGTATCGTATGTGGATTTTACGCTGGTTACGTTCGAATACCATGCTGGTAGGTGTACGTGTCGGCCGTCGTCGCTGACGATGCCTGTCAGGGTTTCCGTTGACTGGTCGAAGCTCATGCAGAGCATATTGGCAAGATCGGCCAATGCGGCGTCTTTCCATGTCGTGTAGGCGGTGTCGCCGACTTGGGTGCGTATGTTGTCGTCTATTATCATTTTTCCTCCGGGGAAATGAATAGGTCCTACCGTTTATTGTAACGATAGGACCTAATTGTTTACTGGCTGGTTATCAGGCGGATGCCATTAGTCCTGCGTTGATCAGGGCGTTCACTACCTGTTCTATCGTGCCGGTGGTCGGGGCGACGTAAGCGGCCTTGGTGATCGTGGCGGCGGGGCCAACGGGGCCAGCCGGGCCAGCCGGACCAACATCACCCTTGGGGCCAGCCGGGCCTTGAGGGCCCTGTCCGAAAGCCACCGGCTGCCCCTCCTCGTCCACGAAGTTGATGACCTTAACCGTGTTCAGATTATCTTCCGGCAGTGCCTTGCCGCCGATTCGGGAATACATTTCAGCGCTCATGATCAGGCCTTCGGCTTGATGACCACTGCGGACTTTTCAGCATCCAAACCACCGCCAGCGTAGATTTCCTGCAAGTATTCGTTGGTGTTGGTCTGGAGGGCGAAGTTCGTGAACGCTTCGATGGAAGTGTCACCGACGAGAGCGTAGTGGGAAGCCGACATGACTACGCCGGCCACCTTCTTGTCGTCTTCCGCGGTCCACCATTCCGGGGTGATGATCTGGGAGACGCCAAGAGCGCGGGCGAGGGTGTCGTCACCGCCGAGGGCGATGTACGTGTTACCGTTCGCATTGGCGGACAGGAGCAGGTCGGCTACCGTGTCGGCATTGCAGACGAGGACCTTGTTGCCCTGCGCGCGGACCATGTGGGAGGCCTTCACGAAGCCCATGAGCGGTGCGTCTTCGGTGAGCGTGTAGGTGCGGGCGAACTTGTTGCCAGCCCATTCCGACTCGGAGTCGGCTGCGTCGGTGGTGACGGAACGGAAGTGTGCCATGTCATCGTAGCCGCCGAGCACGACCTGACGTTCGATGGTCTGGACGATGTAGTTCGGCAGTTCGGAGAGGATGTAACGGAGCAGTGCGCCCGGCCTCTGCGTACGACGGATGTCACCCTTGTTCAGGGTGATGTACTTGTACGTGTAGTCGGCGGTGAGTTCACGCTTCACGAAAGCCACGGACTGGTTCCTCTTCTGGGTGCCGTAGGAGGAGACCGGGTAGCCGTGAGCGCGGGACGCTTCGACTAGGCCGACGGTGTTGCCGCCGATGGTGAGACGGTCCATGCCGGTCTTACGGAACAGGTTCCACAGGCCGGAGCCGCGAGTATTCAAAGCGTCACTGATCGTGGTGATGGCTTCGGTCGGGATGAACTTGCTCACGTCTCCACTGATTACGCCGAAGGAAGCGGTGTCAGACATGTTGCGGGACACGGTGTCGGACCATTCCTTGTGGAAGGCTTCCACGCCCTTGTTATCGTTGTTGACGAGGGCGTGTTCGAACGCGGCCATGGCGTTCGGGGAGTCGAGCCACGTTTCACGGGAATGGGAGAAGGAGGCGACGCCGGACTGCTTGGCGGTGCGGTTGTTCTTGTTGATGATGACGAGCGGACGCTTGTTGGCGGACTGTACCGGTTCCTCCGGGGTGGTGGTCGCTGCGGTTTCGTTGGCGTCGGTCTGGTTGCTGACCGCTTCGGTGAGGTCTTCGGCGGCGTTCTGCATGATGTCGGTGATGGACGAGGTCAGGTTGGCGGCTTCGTCCGGGGTGAGTTTGAATTCGGCGACGGTGCGTGCCACCTTGTTCATGAGGTTCGGGTTCATGTTATCTCCATTTCTTTGGTTGATTGATGTGAAGGCTGCTTTCGGGTCGGCTCCACGGTAGACGACGCTGATTTCGACCAGTTCGCTGTCATGGATGATGCCGTCCTTGTTGGGCCGTTCGGGGAATTCGACGGTGATACTGAAACTGTTGGTCAGACATCCGTCTGCAGCGAGACGTCGGACGCGTTCGCCGTTGTCGACTTCGCTGAGCTTCGCTTCGGCCATGAGTCCGGCGTCGGTGATCCATAGGCGGGTGATGGTGCCTGCCTGTGCTTCGATGCTGGGCTCGTGGTCGATGAGAAGGGGGAGTGTGAGTTGGTCTGATTCCGTGAGCTCGTCCACGAGTTTCAACGTGCCGTCGATGAGTGGCGCTTTGAGCGTGGCTAGGTCCACGGTGAGGCCGTTGCTCATTTTCTTACCGCTGTTGGCGAGGAATGTGAGGGTTCGACCTTCGGTTTCAGCGGCACCGCCGTGAGTGAGACTCTCGCGAATCTTCATATCATCCTTTCGGATTGGGGCAGTGGTGCTCGTCAGTGGCACCAGTGGTTGATGTACTGACGAGCACAATGATATCACGGTAATTGGTGCGGCTGGTTAGTCTTCCGCGACTTCGTAGGCTTCGTAGCAGCGGCATCGTGGGTGGCCGTTCGGCGTGCTCATGGTTTCGAAGCTGTTGGTGTAGGTGTGGTCGCCGATGTTGATAACCGCGTCTTTTGGCATGTAGGCGGAGTCGAGTGGCTTTGTCGTGCCTTCCATGTGTTGGCAGAAGTCGCATGTGTTACCGTCTCCGGTGGTGCGCCATACTTTCTGGAGTTTGACGCCTAGTGTTTCGCTGAGGTTACGGGCGCTGTATAGGCTTCCGAGTCTTTGGGATTGGACGGTTTCACATCTTGCTATTAGTTCGGCGTGGCCGTTGCCCATTCGGGTTAGTTCGTTGTTTAGTCGGTGTGCGTCCCATTGTTCCGTGTCGGCTCGTTTTAGGAGTTCCAGGGTTTTGTGGGTGATGGTTTGGGATGTTGTGTCGGCTATTTCGTGTAGGTGGGTTTCGTAGGCTGTTTTGATGTTGTCGGGTAGTGTGGTCCACTCGTAGAGTTTCTGCCAGTCGTTGGTCGTGTAGGACTGGATATCGATGGCGATGGGGTTTTCGGGGTGGATTTCGGCCCATGCGGTGAGGATTTGTTCGAGTTTCATGCCGGTTTTGCGCGCGTATTCGGTGAGGTGGGCGATGAGAATGTCTTCTACGTCGTTGACCCATTGGCGGCTGATGGTTTCGAGGTCGTTTTTCAGTCCGTTTTGGGTGTGTCGGGTGAGGCGGATGATTCTGTCGACGTATGTGTGGGTTGCTGGCAGTATTCGGTTTTCGGTTGGCATGTCGTCTGTTTTCTTGGCGGCTTTCGTGATGTTTCTTTTCGAAGGGAGGGATGGGAGTGGGGTTATGTCGTTTTGGCGGAGGTTGAGGCGCTTGTAGGAGTCGGGGAGTCCTAGTGCTTCGACTGCGCTTTCGACCGTGGCTCCCATGTTGACGAGTTGGATGAGGTTGTCGACGCGGATCTGTTGGGTTTCCGCTTGTGTTTTCTCGACTTCTGTCTGTGCTGGCAGGTCGAGGTCGAAGGCGATGCCGTAGCCGAGGCCTCCGGTGATGCGGTCGAGCTCGAACTGCCATTTGTCCCATACGGTCATGCAGAGGGGTTTGAGGGTGTTTTCGATGAAGGCGCGTTCGGCCATTTCCGCGTTGGCGTAGGTTTGGCCGTTGTCGATGCCGCGGACGATGTCGGGGACGGCGAGCGCGTTGGCGAGCCGGTTGTTGACTACGTTGGATACGGTTTGCAGGTCGAGCGTGTCGTTGGAGTTCTGGAATGGGACCCAGACGAGTTTGCTGGTTTGGCTTGGCTTGTGGGTTGTCGGGTCGACGGGCACCATGTTGTATACGATCCCGTTGTTGTTGCCGGCCCCGCGGAAGGTTTCTTCGAGGCGTGCGCGGTTGCGTTGGAAGTCTTCGGCGTTTTCGGAGACGATGCCGAGCATGCCGGCCGGTACTGCATTGTTGCCGAAGAAGCCGCGTTCGTAGTCGGCGATCATGTCGTCCACGTTGGCCCATTTTTTGATGGTCATGGCGGGGCTGATGCCTCGGGTGGGGTCGTTCGGGTGGCGACTATAGCTTAGGGAGATGGTTTCGTCTCGGGTGAATTCGTAGGGGCGGGGACCGTCTCCGAGGTCCATGGTTACGCGGTGGTACCAGTCGCTGCGGCTGTCGTTGTATACGCGGCTGTTCGTGGGGAGGATAGTGTAGCCGGTGATGTTGTCGGGGGTGATGTTGCCGCCGGGGCCTTCCGTTGTCCAGACGAGGATGTCGACGTGGGATTGGGTGAGCATGCCGGATGCGATTAGTTTAAGGAATTCGAGGCAGCTGTAGGTGTCGTTTGGTGCGTATAATGCTCTCAGCGCTGCAGGGGCTGGGTTGAGTTTCTCGCCATCAGTGGTGACGGCGTAGGGGATTACTGTACTAAAGCGTTGTGCAATGGCGTTGACGTAGGGGAAGATGTTGTCGTAGATGTCGTGCATTGGGATGGTGTTGCCTCCCATTGGCTGCCATGTGTTGCCGCCTGCTGGGGTGGGGGTGGTGTGTGGGGCGTTGGTACGGCCGAAGGCGCTTGTGAAGCCTGCACGAATGTTGTTGAGAATGGTCATTTTACCTCGTTTTGCAGTGGTATGTTGTATGTTTCATAGTTTATCGCAGTGTATGTTGGTTAGCATACTGCGACGTCCCATGAGGGGAGTTTTGGTGGTTCGTAGCAGGCAAGGAGCAGGCTGTCGGCGAGGTCGGGGCTCCCGAGGTTCATTGAGTCCTTGTAGTCTTGTTTGCTTTCTATTTGCCGTTGGTTGCGGCTGGTTATGTGCCATTTGCGTGTGGTTAGTTCGGTGGTGAGTTTGGGGAGGTCGGCGAGTTGGGGGTTGATGCTGAGTTGGGGGAGCATGGTAGCGAAGTCGAACCATAGTTCCGAAGCGATGTTGGGGTATTGCTGATCTTTGGCTTTGCCGGCGTAGTTGATGCCGGTAACTGGTAGTCCGTATGTCTTGAGTAGGTCGGTGACTCCTCCGCCGACGCCTGTATCGTCGACGCGGATGTCGATCGGCTGGTGTTGGGATGCGCGTAGTCTGATTCGTTCGACTGTGTCGACGATGCTTGCGTGGGTCCATGATTCGAGTGTTTCGATCCGGTTGCCTGTTTTGATGGTGAGGGCGGTGCGGTCGTTGCCGTATCGTGCGACGTCGACTCCGAAGGTTGTGGGTCCGTCGGTTGCCGTGCGTTGGAGGGCTTCGTTGATCATGGTGTCGCTGATGAGCTGGTTGTTGGTGTCGGCGTATGGGAGACCGAGCCAGACGTGTCCGTAGTCGGCTGTCTGCTTGTCGGCTTCGATCATGTCGAGGACGTCTTGGCTGATGAATCGGCGTACGTCTTCGAAGGTGGTGTGCCAGTGGCATGTTTGGCGTAGTCGTTCTTCCGAGTCTGTGGTGATGAAGTATGCCCAGATCGGATCATGGCTGGTGAGGGGGTTCCAAGTGAAGATCAGGGTCGAGTTGGGGCGTCTGATGGTCGGGATGAGTGTTGTCAGGCTTGTTTTGCTGATGGTTTGTGCTTCTTCGACCCAGCAGACGTCGATGCCTTCGATGCTTTTGATGGATTGGAGGTTGTCGTGGAGGCCTCGGAAGATGAAGCTGCTGCCGTTGATGTGGCTGATGCCGTCGCGTCGTATTTCGAAGCCTTGCAGTCCGAATTTTTCGATGGTTCCGGTGAGGAGTTTGTAGACGGAGTCGGTGATGGAGTTCTGGAATTCTCGGGCGCAGAGGACGGTGATTGGCTGTACGGAGGCTCGGAGGATAAGGCTTTGCGCGACGGCGGTGCTTTTCCCTGAGGCTCGGCCGCCTGAATAGCAGTAATAACGATATGGTGGCGTCTCCGTGTGGATCCACCACCATAGATCGCGGTATGGTCTTGCTATCTGCATGTGTCCTGTTTAGGTGTTTACTGGCTGTCTTTACTGTTTGTTGGGTTGTCGTCGAAGACTTCGAGGGTGATGTTCGGCGGTTCGTATCCGGTGACGTTTACGTCGGTGGATTGGCGGGCCTTGCCGTCGAGTCGGTCGATATAGTCGGCTGCAACCTTTGGGTCCTTGGAGGCGTTGAGGATGTGTTTGATGGCGATTTTCTGGACCATGGTGAGGTTCGGGTCTTTTATTTTTTCGTTGAATTCTACGGCGGTGAGCTTGCTGAATTCGCGGATCCAGCGGGTGGGGCTGGTGTCTTTGGTCCACGAGCCTCGGTCCTGTGGGCGTTCTTGGAATCCGCCTTTGCCTGTTGGATTGCATACTCCGCTGATGATTCGGCCGCGGTGGTCTCTTACTACTTCTGTCATATTGCCTATTTTAGCAGGCATGGAAAAAGCCCCCACGTTGGGGGTGGGGGCCGTGGTCAGGCGAGGATGAAACAGATGAGGAGTTTCAGTAGTGCGACGCTGCCTGTTATGAGAAGGATGGCCGCGATGGCGATGAGGAGGTAGGCGAGGGTTTTTCCTATCTTGTAGCTGATTGGGGTATGTTGCTTGTTCATGTCGTTCTTTCTATTTTACCATTCGTCGACGGTGGAGAACTGTGTGTACGGGTCGGGCTGGTTGGTGTTTCCCCAGTTTGCGGCCTGTTGCTGTGGTGCCGGCTGCTGTGGCGCGGACTGTTGGGATTTGGCTTTCTTGAGGATCAAGGTGATGGTCGCGTAGTTGATGGTGAAGTCGGTGCGTGGCTGCCCGTTGCGGTCGGTGTCTGTCTGCCATTTCAGGTCGCCTTCGACGCGTACCGGGGTGCCCTTGTGGAGCGTTTGAAGGTAGGTGGCCGCGAGTCTCTGGTCGTATTCGAAGATGGTGGCGAACATGGTGTTGTGACCCACCCACTGCTGGGTCTGCTTGTCTTTGTGGACGCCGTTGGCGGCTACGCGGATGAGGAGGTATGGGGTGCCGTTCTTGGTCTGCTTTTGTTCCGGTTCGGCGACGAGGCGGGCTGAGGGGAGGATGATGTGGGGGTCGTTCATGGGTGTTGAGCCTTTCTTTTGGGTTAGTTGGTGGCTGTTCCGAGGGCTTTGGTCAGGAGGGTTTCTCCGATCCGTTTGTGGAGGAGGGCCAGTCCTTTTCTGGTGATGCGTACGGTTGGCGGGAAGGCGAATTTCGTACCGTCCGTTTTGGTACCGTGTTTTGTGGACATGACCATTACGAGGTGCCCGGCCGTGCAGTGTTTTGCTGTCGCATGCCATGAGCCATTGGTTTTGTAGATCCAGTCGTTGTCGCTCATCCATTCGCGTAACTGTTTTTCGCTGATTGGTGTGCCGGAGTTGGAGAGGATCTTTGCTGCGTCGCGGACAAGCAGTCGATCTTCCACGTTGGTGAAATCGTCAAGCGCTTGTGCTTTTGGTTCCAGTTCCTTGATTTGAGCGTCTTTGGTTTGGAGCTGTTGGTTCTTGAGTCCGATGGTCTTCTGTGCGACAAGCACGGCCTTCGCGAGGATGGCCATATCATCGTCCGTGTCCGTGGTTGGGATGTAGCCGCCAGTACTGCGAATCTGCGGCAACACTTCATGCGTCACCCAACGTTGGAATTCCTTGGCCTCCGGTTTACGAGACTTCATCACGAGACGGTAGAAGCCAGATTCAGAGATGATGTATGCCTGTTGCCTACGGCCAATCGAATCGATGACTTCAGTAGTACTGAACTCGTCATCATCGAACATTTTGACGGTCTCGGTTGGATTACCGAGGTTAAGGATGCTCATGCAATCCTTGAGTACAAGCCACGGTTCACCGTGCTCGTCGGTCAGCGTGCGCATTGGTATGTCGTTGAAGGTGAATGTTTGGATTTCGGTGTTCATTTTGGTGCCTTTTTTGGTGTGATTGCATAGGTTGTTTGTCTACTGTGGTGCCGTTAAAGGGGTGGATGATCCACCCACCCCCTTAAGTCGACTGGTTGGTTGTGGAGTTACTTGTCTGACGAGTCCCCTTCTTTGTCGGGGATTACGTCCGGGTCGAGGAAGTAGCATCGGCCGACCTTGACTGCGTGGAGTCGTCCCTCGCGGATGAAGCGGCGGACGGTCTGGATGTTGAGCTTCCAGCGGGATGCGTATTCGGGAACTGTTGCTGTGTAATCTTTAGCGTTCATAGGTCTTATTATATAACGGTTCGAGTGCCTGTACAACTTGTTTCACATCGGTATGTCGTTGGAGTGTGGGGGCATGGCCCGGAGGTTCCGGGTATAAAAAAGCGCCCAACCGGGGGGAAGCATATGGAAACCCGGTTGGGCGCTCATCGGGGGAGAATATACGCGATGAGGTACAGGAACCAGTATGGCTTCGTTTTGCCCGGATTGCAACCGTCGTGTGCGGCGTCTCGTCGTCCGTTCGGCGTGTCGCGATGGCGAACATGATATTGTGAATACATCAAACAACGTAGGGCATCAAAAACCTACCAACATTGAAAGGAACAGAAAATGACCGAGCAGAACACCAACCAGAACGAAGTCCAGCCGACCCAGCAGCCGACTCAGCAGCCGATCATCATCAACAACGTAGTCGCGGACCAGACGGACGACAAGGGCAAGAAGAAGGCCCCAGGCTTCATCAAGGTGTGCGTATACAGCTTCCTTACTTGCGGCATCTACTTCTTCTACTGGCTCGTCAAGAGCCTGAACGGCGGATACCGTAAGCGCTGACGCAAGCACTAAAAAATAATACCCACCCGGGCATTCGCTTGGGTGGGTATTATTTTATCCAATGAAAGGCAGTCGGGAAGGGAAACCAAAAAACTTACCGACATCGATAATCATAACACAAAGGAGAAACACCGTGGAAATCATGCTGGACAACGGAGCGCACATGCCGTCACGAGGCCACGAGACCGATGCCGGACTGGACCTGCGCACGCCGAAGGCCGTGACGGTACCGGCGTACGGAAGCACGACAGTCGATACTGGAGTGCACGTGACGTTGCCTCACGGGTGTGCCGGACTGCTCGTCAGCAAGAGCGGCCTCAACGTCAAGCACAGCATCACCAGCACCGGACTCATCGACGAAGGCTACACGGGAAGTATCGTAGTCAAGCTCTACAACAATGGATGCGAGGACTATGAGGTAAAAGCCGGTGATAAGATCACGCAGCTGGTCGTGATCCCAGTAGTCGATGAGTCGTTGGAACAGGTCTCTGCGTTCAATGCGACGGAGCGTGGAGATAACGGCTTCGGGAGCACCGGAAGGTAAGCCATGTGGAGCGGACGGAGCAAATACCATGCGAAGAAAACCGTCGTCGACGGCATCACCTTCGACTCGCGTAAGGAGGCCGACAGGTATCTCGTCCTGAAGGGCATGGAGGAGGATGGAGCCATCGAGGGCCTTCACAGACAGGTCCGCTATGAGCTCGTGCCGGCCTTCGACGTGGACGGCAGACATTACCGGCCCGTCTATTACGTGGCTGACTTCGTCTATGTGGAGGACGGCAAAACGGTAGTCGAGGATGTGAAAGGCATGAGGACCGACGTGTACAGGCTCAAGAGCAAGCTCTTCGCACGACGGTATGGCATGAGTATCAAGGAGACGTGACGGTCTAGGAGCGTGCGTGGCCCCGGTTGGTCTTGGGAAGAGATTCCCGGACTGGCCGGGGCCTTGTTTTTCAGCCATTCCTGACATGGTAAGGAGGTGGGCAGAAAACCGACTACCTTCAATATTTGAGATTGACCCTTCAATACCTAGGTATCGACCCCTTCGATACCTAGGTATCGAACCCCTCGATACTCAAGTATCGAACAAAGACCCCTCTACTAGAGACCCTTCTACTAGAAGATCCTTCCACTAGACCCTTTTAAGTAAGACGGCTCCCGAGGGGAGCCGCGTGCGGCCCGAGGGGAGCCAATCCCAACCCAAAGGGATTGGGAGCCGAGAGCGGTGAGGGGCCTAGCCTCGATGGCTTAGGTGACTGAGGCATGGAGCCATGGAGTCTGACCTGATGTCTTCCATGCTTCTTCCATGGCTCTGAGCATCGAGGTGGATACCGTCTGGGCTTCGATGCTGCCCTTCGGGCCTTGGTCTCGGTTCCCGACCTGTGGGGAGCATGGAGGAGAGTTGGTCGGCGCTTGGCTTAGGTGGCCCTCTCACGGCTTGTCGTTCTCGATGCTTTTTCGGTGCTTGTTTGGTCTGGAACGTCGCTTTCGTGCGTAAAGGCCTTTTTGACGGGCTGTCGTATGTAAGTCTTGACGAGTTACCGGAGTTGCCGGGAAAATCGGTCTGAAGGGCCTTTACGTGCGTTCTAGAGGCATATGCGGTAGAAAGCATGGGAGAGGAATGCCTTGAATGGAAGACTGAGCCACGCTGGCAGGCCCGAACTCAATGCCTTTTCCGAGACTTGTGGTATACTTAAAGCAACACCAACACTAAGAAAGGATCACGCAATGGATATCTACGAAGCCATCAACAATCTCCTCGTCAAGAGGTATGGCGTCCACTTCAGCAAGGAAGGCGAAGAAAAGTCACGAAAGTTCTTCGACGGACTGTGTGCGAAGTTCGGTGACGAGGAAGTATCCGAAGCATGGGAGATCGCATGCGGGAAGTACGACAATCCGGTGACCGCGCTTTCGAAGCTCGGAGGCATCCTCTACAACCGCAGCATCTTCAGCTCCTTCATCGAGGAGGCCTGACATGGGAAAGCTGTCATTCGACGAAGGCCTCGCCGAAGAGATAGGCCTCAATGCGGCAATCATCCACGAACGCCTTTCCGACCTCTGCGCAGAAAAGGCGAGAAACAACGCCGACTACCACGACGGGTCATTCTGGATTCGAATCACACGGAAAGAACTACCCGGACTTTTCCCGTACATGCCTCCGACTGCCGTCATCAGGGCGATGAAAAAACTGACAGACGGAGGCTACGTCCTCGTCGGCCATTACGATGAAGACCACAACGTCACCAACTGGTACACTGCAACCTGAAAACATCGGCGTGTCGTCCAGAAAACGTGATACACTAGAGACATACGCCATGTGAGGCACTCCTACCACTCACTTGGAGAGCATAAATCACATGGTATGAATCCCATTGATTGCCACCGGGGTAGGAGACGGTAACAGTCGGTGGGATTCACTTTTTTGGGAGCGTAATCAAAATGAAATACACGATCGAAGGCTTCAGCCAAGAAGCGGCGCTGTCCATGCAGGCCACCATCACCGAAAACGGAAACACGAAAACCATCAAACTCGACATCGTCGACCTGACAATCCTCCGCTGGATCGTCGACTTCTACCCGAACATGAAAAAGACCATCATCGACGGCACGGAATACGCATGGCTCGACTACACGGCCTTCATTGAAGACATGCCCCTTCTAGGACTCAGCAACCAGTCACTGTACAAGCGGTGCATCAAAATGGTCCAGCTAGGCATACTCAAGCACAAGACAGTACGCAGCAAGGGCACCTTCTCTTATTATGGCTTCGGCCCGGAATACCCACACCTCGTCAGCCGCAGCAACAAGACGGCCAACGCACCGGCATCAACCCAGAACCACGCCCCCTCCACAGAACACGACCCATGGGCAGACACTACAACCGCAACCACCGAACAACCCCAACTCCCCATCGCCGAACCGGAACCCCAGCCACAACCGAAAAAGACCCGCAAAGCCAAAAGCTTCGACGACATCATCGACGCCTACACCAACGACCCGACGACCAAGGACCTGCTCAGAGCATGGCTCCAAAACCGCAAAGCCAAGCGCTCAGCCATGACCGACAGGGCCATCAAAAGCTGCATCGACAAACTCGACAGGCGCGCACAGGAAAGCCATATGAGCGTCAACGACTACCTCGATGAGGTCATCTGCCGCGGCTGGAGCGCCTTCTTCCCAATCGAAAACTACCGAAACAACGGATACCAGCAAAAACCTCGGCAGCAATCCCAGCAGCCACACTGGGACCTCACGGAAGAGGAGCTGCGCAGACAAAAGGAAGCAGACGACGAGTGGATGAAAAACTGCGTCTTCTAAACCACGACGCGCCGACAGCACAATGCCGACGACACATGAGATAACATTGTTATAAACAACAAAAAGGAAACCAAACCATGGAAAACGGAATCGACATCATCAACACCATCAACGCACGAGCTGCACGCCAATACGCGGAACACGAAGGAGACTACCGCAACGAAGACGGCCTTCTCATGTGCGGCAAATGCCACTCAGAGAAGGAGTGCGTCCTAACCAGGCCCGACGGCACCACGAAAACCGTCCACTGCGCATGCGACTGCAGTGTCGCACAGCACAAAAAGGAAGACGAAGAAAAACGCAAGCGCGACCGCATGCAATACCTCGACAGCATGAGACGCACCGGCTTCCCAGACGCGGAAATGCGCGAATGGGCCTTCGCCAAATCCGACCACGGCGACCAACGGAACGAAACCATCGCCCGCAAGTACGTGACGAACTTCGACGCCATGCGCGAACAAGGCACCGGACTGCTCCTCTGCGGTCAGGTAGGCACCGGCAAAAGCTTCCTCGCGGCATGCATCGCCAACGAGCTCATCAGCCAAGGCACTCCATGCCTGATGACCAATTTCAGCCGTCTCATCAGCCGGATCAGCGAAAAATTCGGAGGAGACCAGAAATACCTCGACAACCTCAACCGCTTCGACCTTCTCATCATCGATGATCTGGGAGCGGAACGCGATTCGGACTTCACATGGGAGAAGGTAATGAACGTCATCGACGCACGATACCGTGCCGGATTGCCGATCATCATCACCACCAACCTCGGTCCGAAGGACTTCGCCGATCGTGGAGACATCCGCCGTCAGCGCGTCTTCAGCCGTTTGAAGGAGATGTGCATCTGCCTTGAAGTCAAAGGCGAGGATAGGAGAGGGAAGAAAATGCAAGACAAGCTGACATCGGCCAGACCACTCCTCGGCATCTGACCTATACCAAGGCGACACGTGTAAAAACGTGCCGCCTTTTTTCATCTCCTTCGGCGTGCCATATCACGATTGTGGGTATAGTGTTAGATATTAGGCAAGGAAAACACCGGGCCACCAAACAGAAAAGGAAACCAAAAATGAAAAAGAACGACAACATCCACATCCTCTTCAAAACCCTCACCGACACCCTCCCCTACGAATACAACGAAGAACTCATCGACAACGAAAACACCATCGTCATCACCAAGGAAGGCTCCGACTACGCCATGGCCATCAGCCCGGACGAACTCCACGCCGACAACTTCGAAGTGACCGTAAGCCACGACGACACCACCAAAGGCAACTACAAGGAACACGAGCTCTTCTACTGGACCACCGAAGAAGAAAAGATCCCCATCAGCGACATCATCACCGACATCAAAAACCGCTTCTGACAAACCAAACAAACAAGAAAAGAGCCAAAAAATGAGCAACGAAAACAAAATCAGGAACATCAACCACGAAATGGCAGACGCACTACGACTCCTCGGCGACGACTACACGACAACCGAAGTCGAATGCGACCCCGGAGACTCAGCAATACGCATCACAAAGCGGAACAGTGAAAAAACACTGTACATCATCGCCTTCAGAGATCCGGTCGAGACTGAAATGCAACTATACGACGGACCCGACTCACTGATCTCCTACCACATCTTCCACGACGGATCCCCAGACGATCCCACCCCAGAGAACATCGCCGACTACATCATCAAAAGCCTCTGAAAAGAAGAGGAATCGATATGGCAAGAAAGAAAACACCGGAACCAATCAACCTTGACGACGCCGGCCTGATGGACTGGATCAACGAAATGCGCAACAGTCAGCCCTCCGCCGCCGAACGGCGTAAAATCAGCGACTGGGAATACTACCACAACCACAAGGAAGAAAGAACCGAAGCAAACCGCAAATGGCGGGAAGCACACGCCGAACACTACGCCGAAAAACAGAAAGAATACCACAGCAAACCAAAAACATTGAAAAAGAAACGCGAAGCCGCCCGAACCCGATACCACACCGACCCGGAATGGCGAGAGAAAATGCTCTCCAAACAAAAAGCACGATACCATGCGCTGACCCCGGAACAGAGAGCCGAATACGTGCGGAAACAAAGGGAACGGGCCCGAATCCGACGAGCAAAAGCCAAAGCCGCAAAAGAAGCAAAGGAAAACAAATGACCAGCAACGTCAACCATCCAAAGCATTACACCTGCCGCAACATCGGCTACGAATGCATCGACATCACCCAATACCAGACCTTCTGCACCGGCAACGTCATCAAATACCTATGGAGGCACAACGGCAAAGGAACACCGCTGGAAGACCTCCAGAAAGCACGATGGTATGCGCACAGAGCCTCGACGATGCAGGAACAGGTCGACCTCAACATCGGATGCTGCAGGACGATACTGCTGAGACTCGTCGAGACCACGGGCGGATACGAATCCGCAGCATGGTACGGACTACTGGAAAACGAATGGCATGCCGTGTTACACGCACTTGACACGATGGTAAAGGAGGAAAGCAAATGACATACAGGCTCCATGACGTACCGCTCGAAAGGATCATGGTGGAACATTACCTCTTCGACCTCGAGCAGGATGTCGAAAAGACCGCCGAAATCCTCTCGATGGATGAGGACCGCGTCAGAGAGATTTACGACAATTACATGAAATTCATCATGCCGATAGGGGGAGGCAAATGAAGAAAGCGACGAGGAACCAGATCATCAAATGGTATGAGGACGGTCTGACCGTCGACGAATTCGCGCCGCTCATCCCGCAATATTGTCGACAGGAAATCGAAGCCGTCATCAAGGAGTACAGGAAAGAGAAGGAATGGAACCGGCTGATTGGTGTCTCGCGTTCATGATGATCGCACCCACGATACTTTTTTACTGCAGGAGACGATAAGAGCGAGAAATCGACGGTCTACGGCGTGTCGCACTAACGTGGCACGCCTTTTATGATATATTAGACATATCAAGCAAGGAGCTTGGCAAACACAAAAGGAGCAACCAATGAACACCATCACCACCGACGAAGTCAAAACCATGATGCACAACATCGACGTCCGCCTCGACCAGAAAAGCCACTACGACACCGGCCACACACCCAAAGGCGTCATCTACCACGTCGGCGACCACAAATACGTCACACTCGACGACTACTCCCAAGCCTTCGAAGACTACGAATGGGACCACAACGGCGCGGAATGGGCATGCTACCTCTACACGCTCACCAAGAACAATCCGGAACGCATCGACTTCTACGCACAGGCATACAACATCGGAGGCATGGAAACCCTCGAAGTCATCTACAACAACGTCACGGAATCAACGCCGATGGCCGTCGTCTACCCAATCTACAAGCACTGACATCCAACATAAGGCAGAAAAGGAACCAACCATGGAAAACAACAACGCCAGCAACCTCAACCGGAAATTCGCCGAAGTCCTCAACGAAGTCCCGAACTTCAGCACCGATGAAACCGCCAACGCCGGAAGCCGCACCTACAAGTACCTCAACCTCGCCACGCTCCTCAAGAACATCAAACCGATCTTCGCAAAGCACGGGCTCGCATTCACCCAAAAAGTAACCTTCGACGGCCCCGGAGATGGACGCCAGATCCTCGGAACCATCGAAACCATCATCTTCGACGACACCGACCAGATGACGGTCTGCGAATACCCCTTCTTCGTCACCGGAGACCCACAACAGGTCGGCAGCGCCATCACCTACGCACGCCGCTACAGTCTCACCACCATCCTCGGCATCTTCCCCGACAAGGACGACGACGGAAGCTACGCAAAACAGCAATACAACACCGCCGACAAGCCGATAGGAGCAGACCAGTACGCCACCCTCGTCAAAGCCATGGACGCACGCCACCTCCCAACCGAAGCACGAGGCGAATTCATCAGCGGCACACTCAACCGGCCCGTCAAAGGCTGGCGAGGAATCACCCAAGCAGACCTGACCAATCTCATGGACGCCATCAACAGAATGTGACACAAGACCCCGGCACGCCACCGGGGTCTTTTCCATATCCGAATCACGACACGCCGTGTGTCATCCAACCACATACAAGCTGATATAATAAAGATATCAACTTCAAGGAAAGGACCAACAATGAAAATCATCAACCTATCACAAGCCAACAACACCAACGCATGGCTCCAAGAACGCCTAGGCCGCATCACCGGCACCAAAAGCGGCAACCTAGCCCTAGACCACTACCAGCAAACCGACACCAAAAAAATCCTCGAATACCGAGACAAAGCACTCAAACAATCAAAAGAAGCAACAACAAGGGACGAAACCGAAGAACACTACCGGGCAGCACTGAAATACGACGAACTGCTCGCCAAAACCGAAACCAAAAACAAACGCCTCAAAGTCGGCATCGACTTCTGGAAATTCCTAGCCGAAACCATGGCCGAACAGCCAGACGGAGAAAACCCCATGGAGCGCGGCCACAGACTCGAGCCTGAAAACATCCAACTCACCCTCCAACAACTCGGCTACAAGCAGGACAACTGCATCACCGACTGCGGCATCTGGGAAAGCGACGAAGACAACCGAATCGCCTGCAGCCCGGACGCCTACCAAGCATCCGAAAACCCAACATGGGCCATCGAATGCAAAAGCCTCGGAAGCGCCTACCACCTCCAAACCGTCATCCCATGGATGATCCACACACAACTCATCCGCCACCACACCCTACCCGACAACCTCGCCGACGCAGCCGCACAAGTACTCCCCCCAACAACCACAAGCCTCAACGCCACCGGCATGGACTTCATCCCCAGCACATACCGGGCACAAGTCCTCCAATACTTCGTCGTCTGCGACACACTCGAAACCCTCTACTTCAGCATGTACGACCCCCGCGTCTACGGCGACGCACGACACCAAATCATCCCAGTACACCGAAAGGATATCAAACCACTCATCGCCGACCACAAACGCAAACAACTCAACGTCCTACATATCATCGACACCATCACCGAAGCAACAGGAGCATCATTCTAATGACAATCGACACCCTCCTCAAAAGCCCAGACATCTACGTACTCTTCGACGGCTGCCCCACATGCAAACCAGAAGACGCAGCATTCCTCGACTCATGCCGCGCGGCAGCGCAATACATGCAGAAACAGCTCCAAGTCGTACCATCCGGCAGCCCCACCGCAACCGTCATCCGCACCATCGCCAAAAACCAAAACAAACCAATCGAATACCCACTGGTACTGTTCGACGGAAAAATCCACTAAACCCCAACCGAACCCATCAACAATAACGAAAGGACTGCAAAATGAAAACCGAATGGTGGACCGCGGTCATCACCACAGGACTCACAGCCGGATACGCCACCACAGTAACGCAACTCTCCCCCGGCCCCGGTAACATCTTCTCCAAACTCCGGAAAAAGCTCACCGCCAAAACCGAAAACGCAACCAATGAAACCATCCATAGTCTCAGCAGCCTCGCCTACTGCGGATGGTGCCTCAGCCCATACGCGACACTACCGGTATGGACGGCCGCGGCGAAAGCCTTCCATGTCCGCTTCGGTATCAAATGGTTAGCCGGACTGATGACAACCACGGCCATCGCAGCCTACTACCGACACCAAGCAGAAAGCAGGATCTGATGCACAACATCCCACAACTCCACGTCGTCACCATCCTCTCCCTATTCAAGGAGCCAATCACTCAAGAACACCTGACTTCAATAGCATCGACGCTCGGATACCACGACACTCCGCAAAGCCTGAGAAGCCGCATGGTCGAACTCGAACGAGCAGGATACACCCACCGCGTCGACAGGAACGGGACAAGCATCAGGAAACGACCATGCTGGCGATGGACACTCACCAAAAAAGGTCAGGAATACATGCAAGAACTCCTCGACATCACAACACCGGGCGAAAGGGAATAAGAAACCATGGCAACGGAACCATTCACCGCCATCATCAAAGGCGAGAAAGTCACGATCCACCAGAACGCCTATACCGGACTCTTCTATGCCATCACACGCAACGGCAGTCATACCCCAGTCGACTACGGGCTCATAAGAACGCAGACGACCAGCCTACAGCGACTCAAATACTGGCAACACCGTTTCGGATACACCCAAGCCGAACTCGCAAAACTGATCCACGTATCCAGTCCGACCATCGTCATGATGTGGGAAAACGGGTTAAGACACCCACGCAAGGAATACCGACAGCGAATCAATGCCGAGCTCGGCGGCGACATCTTCTTTGAATGACTCATCCTGCGGCGTGTCGCGTTCGAACACACGCCGCATTATGCTATACTAAATACATCAAGCAAAGAGCTTGGCCAACACAAAAAGGAACAAACAATGGAAACCGTCAAATACCTCGCCACCATCATCAGCCTCATCATGCAACAACCAAAAATCGGCACCATCCTCGACGAAGACGGACTCGACCCGGAAATCAACTACGGCAACATCGGCATCCAAGACTACCACGCCTTCATCGACCTCTATGGGCTCCTCAACGGCATTGAAGAAGTCGGAACCACGCCAATCCACGAAATAGACAACGGTAACGGACACGACTTCACCATGACAGCCCCAATCACCATCCGCTTCTTCCACTGGAAGTAACCCCAGAACATACAGAAACGCCCCGCAGACGGCCGAACAAGCCGAACACGGGGCGTTCTCATAACAGAGGCAGATTAACGGCTCACACCGACATAATGCACGCCGAACAAGCCAGCCACACCAGAACCAACCAGCGCACAAGCACCACCAACCACGGCAACCCACGATGGGACACCCGGAACGGCACTCACAAGACTCGCAACGGCACCGGCAATACCCACCAGCCCGGACACCAAATACGCCCAACGACGAGTATCAACATCAAACGTCGGCACATAATTGTCCGAACCGTCCGCACACTCATTCGTCATCGCGGTGTCAATCGTCGGCTCACCAGTCAGCTCATCATCAGCCAACACCACATGCTTAGCCATAAACAACAATCCTTTCAATCAGTCGAAAATACGACCGTCGTTAAGCCGCTTCTGGAACTCCTTCACGGCCATACTCGGGACAGGACTAATCATACCGTCACCCGGAAAACCGTTCATCTCCATAAGGAAACGGTGAATGAACTCCGGACCAGCATTACGCGGACGATCCGTGATACCGAAACGATGCGACATCCACTCAACCCAATCACTACCAGAAGTACCCTCCTCCAAACAGGCGATATTCTGATTCTCTAAACACTTGATCTGCCCGGACATGACACCGTCCACCGACGTGCCAGCCACCTCCTGAGCACGACGCATAGTCAAAGGGCCCCACGAACCATCAACATTAAGCTTCGTCACCGACTGTGTAGCCGGCTGAGTAGGTATCGGATTCGAAGGAGCCACCAAACCACGAGCCAAACGATCCAACCGATCCATATCATACGAGCCCGGACACTGCGTAGAGGAACAATCCCGGTGACGGATCAACGGCAGATCACCATACTCGGCACGCAAATCACGAATCAAAGCGGCAATCGTCGCATAATCCCCATCCGACTGGCGAGGGTTACACTCGATACCAATGCCCATGTCATTGCCCTTCGAGCCGACGCCGACACCGTCACCGGCATGCCAAGCACGATCATCCGGGTCCACGATACAGGCCACACGGCCAGCCTCGGCCACATAATGAGCGGAAGCGCCACGACCTTTACTGCACAGGGTATTGATCACACCCTCGAACGTCGGATGCGTATTCGGATCACCCCACCAGTGGATCACAATATACTTGATCCCATACGGGCGACCACTCGTATAATTCGGACTATCATACTTCGTAATGTATTCATATGACATATTGTCTCCTTTCAGACAGTCAAAACATACCAAATGGTAAAAAGAAAACGTGCGAAAGCCGGAATCCCGGTAACAAGCAGATAGCCAGCCACTACCATGACGCCGACAAGGAACGACGACAAGAGGATAAGCAAAACATTCTCGATAAATTCCTGACGCATATAACCAGCATACCAAAACCACCTAAGATAAACTTAGTCATATGACCGAACTAATATCATCCATCATCGGACTCGCCGGCATAGCAGTAGGCGGCACCATCACATGGGCAAGCACCCGACGCAACAACCTCACCACCGCCTACCAACACCTCGTCGAAGCCCAAGGCGAACTCAAAAAACAAATAGACGCACAAGACGAAAAAATCAACAAACTCGTCCAAACACGAGACGAACTCCAACACGTCAGCGACCTCGAAACAGGCTACATACGCTCACTAGGCCACTGGCTCGCCAAATTCTGCGAAATCATCGACGACAAGGAATTCCTCACACGCAACCCCAAACCATCACTACCAGACGAACTCAGAGACCGCATCTGCCCACTCTAACCCCACACCAATACGAAAAACCCCGGCAAACAACCGGGGCTTTACCATATCAGACCGACCACGACAACGTCGCCGAAGTCCAC